TTGTTAGGGTCAAGCTGCTTGTGTAAAGAGCTTATGGTTTTGCCTGTAGTCTTAGGGACTACAGTAGCGGTGTGGTTAAGAGCGGCTAAAGCAGCCATGTACTGATGTAGATAGGTGCCGCCTCGGTTAGTGCGTCCTTTGCTAGCCATAATAGCGTGTACCTTAATGTAAGGTTGGTTGCAAGCAATGGCTAAGGCCTTAACTGCGCAGTCTGCAGACTCATTGTATTTGTCTGAGGTGCCTAGGGTTGATTGATAGTTGATCATGGTGTGTCTCCAGTGCGGCCTAAGCCGCGATAAGCCAAACGTCTTGTGTAGTGCCAGCATTCTTTAATTGGCGGTAGGTACTAGGCGTTGCCGCTGCTAGCTCGTTATAATTGGCTAGTAGCTCTAGCACTGCAGCGCGTGTCGCCTCAGTGTTCCACCCGTTCATGGTGTCGTTTGCGTTACTTAGTAATTTATGTGCCTGCAATGTAGTCATTGTGTAGCCTCTCTGTTAAGTGGGTTGATGCTTTAGTCGCTGCCCCTAGGTGGCTCTATTCGGTTGACCTTTCGAGGCCTAAGGGTAGCTGCTAAAGCATCTTAACTGGTGGGTAACTCTATCTATTCGGATGACCTTTCGATGTCTGTTACACTCTTTAAGTTAAGATGTTACTCGTATTCATATTCGTGTTCGTTGTTAGTACATAGTCCGTTTCTGCTATGTTGCGCCTCTCGTCTGTATGACTCCAGCGACCCGTATCTCTCTACGTTGGTTGACTCCCTGAGCCAGAACACTGTGTCATTAGGACTAGTGCGGAGGTTGGTTTCTGCCTCCTTGGTCTGTGTTGCTTGCTTGACCATGTGGTTATATTAACAGACTGATAGAAGAGTGCAACCCCTATTCCACTATTAAATGTAAATAAACACAAATAAACTTCACACATGCTCTAAGCCTCAGCTATAGCTCATTAGTTGGATAACAATTAAATTACATTAATACTAGACCTATGTGTATAGACACCTAAGACAACACAAGACAAGGCAACACAAGGCACCTAGGACAACATAGGGCACCTAGGACAACACAAGACAACACAAGGCGCTATATAGATAAGGAACAGGCGCGAGTAACACAGGTAAACCCAAGATGCAATCATTACTTCAACTAATATAGCTAATTCACGCCTAAGCAACGATCTAAGGTGTACCCTTGTATTGCTATAGGTTATGCCTTGCGTGTGGTATGGGTGCCTTAGGTGACCTTATAGAGGCTATTGTGTCTATACGTACAGCTATGCTAGCACTAAGCCTTGAGCATACTCAGGTGTCATGTGTCAATCGTACAGCTATGCTGGACACTGTGTGACTGTGGCGCCTCATGTAGTCTTGTGCTTGTACCTGTGTGTCTATCGTGCTAAGAGGCATCTGTTGTGCTCCTAGGGACGCACCTAGGGACACATATGTCAACTTCTGAAACCTCTGTGACTCTATCCCCTCAGATAGTCACGCTTGACCCAAGGCCTTAGGTATGCATCAGGCCCGATGTGTCTGTGGATATCCTGTGTAATGCCTGTGTATAACGCATAGTTATCCCCAAGGCACCTAGGTTATACATGGATACTGGAGGAACTTAGGTGGCCTTAGGGTCAGGTCTGAGGTGGCCTGTTGATAAGCTGTGGATAAGCCATGTATAACCTAGGTGCCTGTGGTTAAGCTGTGGATAGCCTGTTGATAACCTGTGGATAACCTGTGTATAGCCTGTGGATAACCTGTGGGCTGTGTATAACTAGGGGGCGGGAGGGGGAAGTGGGCGTAGCTTTACCTTCGGCTCCCTCAGGCACATAAAATAGGGTAATTCTCGATTTCCCAAGGCACTTAAGCTAACAAAAGGTACCTCAGATACCCAAGTTAAGTGAATTAAGTCTTGACAGCGGAATATAATGTAAACCTTTGATAACACAGGTAAAACACAAGCCCCAACTAATGTGTACTAATGGCTCTTATGTATACTTAAGGGCCTTAAGTTGGCCTAATGATAGCTTATAGTAAATTCTTTTAGTTATTTTTAGTAATTGACTAGAATATACTTGACTTTATGACACAAATATGTTATACTATACTTAAGTTATAGAGTTTAGTTACTTAACTACTTTAGTTTCTTCCTTTGATAATTATTAAAGAATCAACTAATGAATTAAACCTAAGTGTCTTAAGTAGTCTTAAGGCACCTAAGGTTTCAGATGGATATCGAACACGTCCTAAGTATGTGTTTGGTCATAACATTTGTTTATACCTAAGTATACTTAAGACTCCATTCAAGTAACAACCCCACACAAGGATAATTGTTAGTATGTCAGAAGAAACAAAAGAACATCCCTATGGTCTACATGAGGATGGTACTCCACTAACCAAAAGTGGCAGACGTAATAAGAACTATATGCCCTCGACATCTACTAAGCGTAAGGGTAGGCCTCCAGCAGCGGCACTTAAGAAACCTAAGGGAGTGATAGGCCGCCCTAAAGGTGACGCAGCTATTATCAATGAATATAAATCAAGAATGTTAGCTTCACCTCAGTCAGCTAAGGTGCTAGAGGCAATCTTTAAAGCAGCCTTAGATGATGACCACAAACACCAAGCGAGTGCATGGAAACTTGTCATGGATAGGGTCGCACCTACAGCAGCCTTTGAACAAGAGGTAGTCAAGGGTGGTGGCAAGAGTGCTATACAGATCAACATCACTGGTATCGGTGGCGCCTCTGTGGTGTCTCCTGACACTCAAGAGCCTGATGACGCTATAGACGCTACATACGAGGTTATCTAATGTCAGACTTACAGATTGAACTATTGGAATGGCAGAAGAAAGTATGGGCCGATGATACACGATTTAAAGTAGTAGCTGCAGGACGAAGGTGTGGTAAGTCCCGCCTAGCTGCTTGGCTTCTAATAGTCAATGCCTTACAAGCTACTCTCCCCAACTCACATGTATTCTACGTTGCTCCTACTCAGGGTCAGGCTAGAGATATCCTTTGGAAGCTTCTACTTGAACTAGGGGCACCAGTCATCTCACAAGCTCATATAAACAACATGCAGATCACCCTAGTCAATGGTTCAACTATCTCCCTAAAGGGTGCTGACAGGCCTGACACGATGCGTGGTGTGTCCTTACGTTTCTTAGTGATGGACGAGTATGGCGACATGAAACCTGAGGTCTTTGAAGAAATCTTAAGGCCTGCCCTTGCTGACCAAAAGGGTGGATGCTTATTCATAGGCACACCTAAGGGTCGTAACCACTTCTATGATTTATACAAGTATGCCGAGCTATCTGGTGATGATGACATTACCTTCGCTGCGTGGCACTTCACAAGTTATGATAATGAAACATTAGATGACGATGAAATCAATAATGCAAAGAAGTCTATGTCAACTCACGCTTTCCAGCAAGAGTTTATGGCATCCTTTAAGAACCAAGGTTCTGAGATGTTTAAGGAAGACTGGCTCAACTTTGGTGAGAAGCCTGCTGGAGATGGTGACTATTATGTTGCTATTGACTTGGCTGGTTTCCAAGATGTTTCCAAGGCGAAAGGAAACACCTCCAGACTAGACCAATCTGCCATATCCGTTGTTTGGGTGTCAGAAGAAGGTTGGTTTGTTGAGGACATAATATTTGGTCGCTGGACTCTTGACGAGACAGCAAATAAAATCTTTGCAGTAGTTAAAACTTATAAACCTATGTCAATAGGTATAGAGAAAGGTATCTCTAAGCAAGCAGTAATGTCTCCCCTAATGGATAGGATGAAGAGACAGAATACTTACTTCCGTGTAGAGGAGTTGACTCACGGAAACCAGAAGAAGACTGATAGAATCATGTGGGCCTTACAGGGTCGCTTTGAACATGGTCGTGTAACTCTCAACAAGAAGAAGAAGGAATGGCATAGTGTCTTCCTAGATCAGCTCTTCCAATTTCCAGACCCCTTAACCCACGATGACTTAATAGACTCCTTAGCCTATATAGATCAATTAGCTAAAGTTACTTATGTAGGTAACTTTGAAGAGTGGGACGACCACTTAACACTCGACTCAATTAGCGGATACTAACCTATGAGAATGGCAGACAACAACGAAAGCACAGACCCTATCATCATTGAACAGAACCTACAGGACTGGGTAATGACCAAGGTGGATGACTGGGGAGACTACTACGAGCAGAACTATGCTCAAAAGCATCAAGAATATTATCGCTTATGGCGTGGTATTTGGGCTGAGTCAGATAAGACTCGTAAAGCAGAACGCTCACAAATCATTGCACCAGCACTTCAGCAGGCCGTAGAGTCTAACGTAGCTGAGATAGAAGAGGCCACCTTTGGTCGTGGTAACTTCTTTGACATTAAAGATAACATGGGTGACACTGAGACTGAGGACATTGGATTCTTACGTAACAAGCTCCATGAGGACTTTGCAGCAGCTAAAGTTCGTAGGGACATTAGTGAATGTCTTCTTAACTCTGCAGTATTTGGCAGTGGTGTTGGCGAAGTAGTCTTAGAAGAAATTAATGAAATGAAACCTGCGACTGAGAAAGTCATGGGTGGAGCAATGGAAGCTGTAGGCGTTAACATAAGCAAACGTACAGTTGTACGCTTACGTCCTATCTTACCACAGAACTTTCGTATTGACCCTACAGCAACTAACGTAGATGAAGCCTTAGGTTGTGCCATTGACGAGTTTGTAGGTACACATATCGTTGAACAACTACAGGAGTCTGGAGTCTATCGTGATGGTTACATGGGTACAGCTAATGATGATTTCAACATTGAAGCTGACCAAGACTTAACTATCTATCAAGATGACAAGACACGCTTAACTAAATACTATGGCCTTGTTCCTCGTCACCTTCTTGAAGAAGAGATGGAAGACCCCAGTTTAATTACTGAGGACGACAAAGAAAGTTATTACATTGAAGCATGTGTCATCATAGCTAACAAAGGTACTATCCTTAAAGCTGAACCTAGTCCGTTTATGATGCAAGACCGACCTATTGTTGCATTCCCTTGGGATGTAGTACCTAGTCGTTTCTGGGGTCGTGGCGTATGTGAGAAAGGTTACAACAGCCAGAAGGCTCTAGATGCCGAGCTAAGGGCACGTATAGACGCCCTAGCACTCACAGTACACCCTATGCTTGCTATGGACGCTACACGCATCCCTAGGGGCACTAAGCCTGAGATTCGCGCTGGTAAACTACTGCTTACTAATGGTGACCCTCGTGAAATTATTAACCCATTCAACTTTGGTAATGTATCACAGATAACCTTTGCACAAGCACAGGCATTACAGACAATGGTACAGCAATCCACTGGCGCTGTTGACTCCTCTGGAGTTGGTGGTCAGATCAATGGTGAAGCTACAGCCGCTGGTATATCTATGTCATTAGGCGCTATCATTAAACGCCATAAGCGTACTCTTATTAACTTCCAAGAGTCTTTCTTGATACCTTTCGTATCTAAAGCAGCTTGGCGTTATATGCAGTATGAGCCTGAACTATATCCTGTGTCAGACTATAAGTTTAATGCTACGTCTACCTTAGGAATTGTTGCTAGGGAGTACGAAGTTTCTCAACTTGTACAATTATTACAGACTATGGGCAAGGATACACCTTATTACCCAGTCATGCTTAAGTCTATTATAGACAACATGAATGTGTCAAATCGTGAAGAACTTATTAAGCTCATTGAAGAAGCTGCACAGCCTAACCCTGAAGCTCAGAAAGCTCAACAGGAAGCTCAACAGTCCGAGCTTGCATTCCAAGCCTCACAGACTGCTGCACTTAATATGCAGGCAGAAGAGTCTAAAATGAGGGCACATAAGCTACATGAGGAAGCTCTAGCAGTACCTAAGGAACTTGAGATAGCCCATCTAAAAGCTGTCACAACTAACCTACAGGCTGGTGATAAGGACGACAAAGAGTTTGAACGTAGACTACGCGTATCTGAGGGCATGTTAAAGGAGCGTGAGGTGCAGTTAAAAGAACGAATAGCTACACAAGGCTCTGCGCCTCCCTTAATGTAGATACGTACAGCACTATCAGACGGCATGGAGGCTGTACTGACAATAGGTGTTGAGTCGGTAATACACAATAATTAGTTTAAGCGAATAAACAAGAGGCAGTAAGTAATGGTATCACAGCGAGACTTAGAGAATGTAGTTAAGCAGGTCAATTCCAGTTATGAGTATTTAGTCAATAGAGTGAATAGTTTAGAAAGTAAACTTGCTGCTTTAGAGGCCATACCACATAAAGAGGAGAAAGTAAAGAAATAACTTGACTTTTTATAAATAATATGCTATACTATAGGTAAGATATGACAGAACAAGAGCTAGAGCTTTACTTTAGACAGATGGGTGACCTCTTCCGTACAGAAGGCTGGAAAACATTCATTACTGACTTACAAGCCAACACAGCTAATATTGATTCTATCGAAGGTGCCAAAGACAACAATGACCTTTACTTCCGTAAGGGCCAACTGAACATCATTGGTGCTATCCTAAATCTTGAAGAGACTACACGTTTCGGTCAAGAAGAATCCCAAAGGTCACTAGACGATGTTTAGATTTTATGACTACAAATGTGTCTTAGGGCACGTCAACGAACATATGGTTAAAGGCTCACCTGACACACAACTGTGTAAGGACTGTACAGCCGAAGCAACCAGACAAGTTTGTTCCCCACGCCCCGTACTTGAACCTTTCTCTGGCGACTTCGCTGGTGCCACTATGAAGTGGATTAAAGAACATGAACGAGGCAGAGCAAAAGCAGAGAAAGCTAACCCTGATAGTTAGGAACTTTCATTTTTAATCTCTCCACAATACTAAGGTACGGAGTTTAATATGACAGCAGTAATCCTCAACGAGGAATTAAGTAATGAGCGTTTTGATAGCTTAGATGATATGGCTACAGATACAGAAGAAGCACAGGCACCTTCGCAAGAGGCAACACCTGAGGCAGCACCTGCACCTGAAGCATTCCCTGATAAGTACAATGGTAAGTCGTTGGAAGATGTAGTACGGATGCACCAAGAGGCTGAGAAGCTCCTAGGTCGTCAATCTTCAGAAGTAGGTGACTTACGTAACGTAGTCGATAGCTATATCAACACACAACTCACGTCAAATGAGGCCGCACAAGCCCCTGCTGATACCCCCGAAGAAATAGATTTTTACTCAGACCCTGAGAAGGCAATGAGCCACGCTATAGACAATCACCCTTCCGTTAGGGCAGCAGAGGAATCAACGAGGGCTTATAAACAGCAAACCTCAATGGCACTTCTGAAAGACAATCATCCTGAGATACCCCAGATCGTAAATGACCCTAAGTTCGCAGAATGGATTAAAGCCTCTAAAATACGGACACGTATGTTTGTCCAAGCAGATCAACACTTTGATGTAGAAGCCGCAGACGAAATCTTCTCCTTATGGAAAGATCGTAGTGGTGCTATTAATCAAACACTTCAGGCTGAGAAAGAAGGAAGACAGAAAGCTGTCAAAGAAGGGTCTATGGGTTCTACCCGTGGCAACCCTGATTCTAGCACTTCCAAAAAAATCTACAGACGAGCTGATATTATTAAACTTATGAAAACAGACCCTGATCGCTACTTAGCGTTATCTGATGATATTGCACAAGCTTACCAAGAGAAACGGGTCAAATAAACCTTAACAAATAGAGAAATTTAAAATGACTGATTCAGTATATCCCGCCACAGGTGGTTTTGTCGATAACGCTTCTGCTTCTACGTTCATTCCAGAAATCTGGTCTGACGAAGTTGTGGCTGCTTATGAGCAAAACTTAGTATTAGCACCATTAACCAAGAAGATCAGTATGTCAGGCAAGAAGGGTGATACTATTCATATCCCTAAGCCTACACGTGGAGCCGCTACCGCTAAAGCAGCTAACACAGCAGTAACAGTACAGATGGACGTTGAAACCGAAGTAGTTGTTACTGTAAACAAGCACTTTGAATACTCACGTATGATTGAAGACATTACTAACGTACAAGCACTCGCTTCGTTACGTCAGTTCTACACAGGTGATGCTGGCTATGCCCTAGGTAAGCAAGTAGACTCTGATATGTTTGAGCTAGGTAAGTCCTTCGGTGATGGTGATGGTTCTGTATGGGTAACCTCAGCTACTTTCTACAATGATGCTTCCTCAGGTACTACTGTCTTTGCTGATAATACTTTAGTAACAGCAGACGTATTTGAAGACGACTTCTTCCGTGATATGATTCAGAAGATGGATGATGCTGACTGTCCTATGGATGGACGTTTCTTAGTTATCCCGCCTGCGCTACGTAATGCTATCATGGGTATTGATCGTTATGTTAGTTCTGACTTCGTTAATGGTCAAGGTGTTGTAAATGGTAAGATTGGTGAGTTGTATGGTGTAGACATTTATGTATCTACTAACTGTCCTACTCTTGAGACTGCTTCGGAGAACTCTGCTGGCGGTCGTGTACGTGGCGCCCTATTGGGTCATAAAGACACCATGGTACTCGCAGAGCAACAAGGTATCCGTTCACAGACACAGTACAAGCAAGAGTTCTTAGGAACCTTGTACACTGCAGACCGCTTGTATGGTACTCAGGTATTGCGTCCAGAGACTGGATTCATTATGGCAGTTAACGGCTAACCTTAGCTAACTAAAGGAGCCTCTAGTATAAATATATCTTACTAGAGGCTCCTATTTTTTTACTTGTAATTTACACATAATTAAAGAAGACTGAGGTTTAAGGATGAAAGGTATAAAACATTACTTAAAGAATGGTAAGGAATATACAGGCCCAATGCACAAAACAGCAGGTAAGGCTATGACAGGGGCTAAACACACTGCTTCCAGTAAGCCTTTGTTTCACAAGAGTTCGTTAGTTAAGAAGAAATAGGAGGCATTATGCCATATGGTACAGGAACATACGGAAGTAAAGTAGGACGCCCTAAGAAGAAAGCTGTAGCTAAACCTAAAGCTAAACCAGTTAAGAAGAAATAGGAGAACTGTGATGACTAAAGATGCTAAACTTACTAAGCTGGGACTTGCAGGCTATAACAAGCCTAAGCGAACCCCTAGCCACCCTAAGAAGTCTCATGTGGTCGTGGCAAAAGTAGGTGATAAAACAAAGACTATTCGCTTTGGTGAGCAAGGTGCTAAGACTGCAGGCGCACCTAAGGCAGGTGAGTCAGAAGCAATGAAAGCAAAACGTAAGTCATTTAAAGCAAGGCATGGTGCAAACATAGCTAAAGGTAAAATGAGCGCAGCATATTGGGCCAATAAATCAAAATGGTGAGGATTGAATATGAGTATATTAAGTACAATCTTCGGTTCGGGTAAGGTCATAGAGAAAGGCCTAGAATTGATTGATGATTTACACACCTCAGATGTTGAGATGGTGGAATCAAAGAATAAAGCTAAGATTGATCTGATGCAGGCTTATGCACCCTTCAAGATAGCACAGCGTTATATGGCCCTTATGTTTGGTGGCACATATATTAGCACATATTTATTAGTAATTGGTATGACGTTCACAGGTCAAGATGTCACACCAGTTAAAGACATACTACAAGAGTTTCAAATAGACTGGATAATGCTGTCTATTGTTGGTTTCTACTTCGGTGGTGGGTTAGCCGATAGCATCTTAAGACCCAAACCTAAGCGTACAGCCTAGCATAAACAAACCCACAGACACCTAGGATTAATCATGGAACAGAATAACAGAGAAGCTATTACTAAGTTAGAATGGCGGGTAGATGGACACGATGTGCGGCTTAATGAACAAGCAAGTGATGCAGAGAAACTAACTGATGCAGTCACCTCTATAGCCGATATGCACAGACAAACAAAGTGGATGGGCCTAGGTGCTGGTGTAGTTTACTTCTCAGATCAATTTGGACTTGTATCAGCACTTAAGTTCTTAGCTCTATAACCAAGGCAGACAAATGAAAACATACCTACAATTAGTTAACAATATACTCATTCGCCTTAGGGAGCGTGAGGTAACATCCATTGATGAAACTGGCTACTCAAAGCTAATTGGTTTAATGGTACATGATGCAGTAGAGTCCGTAGAAAGCGCATGGAACTGGTCAAGCCTACGACAGGCAGTAACAATAACAACGTCAGCTAATGAATCTAGTTATGCCATTACAGGCTCTGGTGACCACTCTACAATCTTACGTGTTATAAACGATACTAGTAATCAATTCATGGAGTACAAGACAGCCTCATGGTTTGACAATGCTTTTTATAATAACACGCCTCCTAAAGGCCCACCTACCTGTTATGTATATGATAGTTTAGATGCTAACGGAGACACTAAAGTAAAACTCTACCCAGTACCAGATGGTGCTTATAGTGTAGTAGTTAAATTAGCTAAACGCTCACCTAACATATTGGCAGATGCAGACACATTAAGCATACCCTTCTTACCTGTACAAGCTCTAGCCTACGCTATGGCTATTGAGGAACGTGGAGAGGATGGGGGTATGTCACCTGTATCAGCTAAATCTCTAGCTAACAACTTCCTATCCGATGCCATTGCTATTGATGCAAGTAAGCATCCTGAGGAACTAATTTGGGAGGCACCATAACATGGCTAAACCATTACTAGCAGCCTCCATAGCGGCACCTGCATTCCTTGGTCTAAACACCCAAGACTCAGGTGTCTCACTACAGGATGGTTACGCACAACACGCAGACAACTGTGTCATAGATAAGCAAGGTCGCTTAAGTGCCCGTAAGGGTTGGGCTTATCAAACAACATCCGTAGACACTGTAGCTGATGATAACGTAGGTATTAACTTACTAGGCATGGCAGACTTTAAGGACATCACAGGTACTGACACCCGTATATCATGGTCTGTAGATAAGTTCTATAAAGGAACTGTAGACTTAACCACTGTCGCGCCCACTACCACGGACTCTATAGACGAAGGTAACTGGCAGTCAGCCACTTTAAATGACCATCAATTCTTCTTCCAACGTGACTACATTCCTTTAGTCTATAGCGATGACACAGGCTCAACAGTCTTTGACTCTATGGCTGTACACTCTGGTGCCACAGCAGGCTACCCTAAGGCTAACACAGTATTAGCAGCCTATGGTCGCTTATGGGCAGCAGACACCTTAGAGAGTAAGACTACAGTATACTTTACTGATGTACTTGATGGTACTGACTGGAACTCAGGCACAGCAGGCTCAATAGACATCTCAAGTGTCCTTACTCAGGGCATGGACGAGATAGTAGCCTTAGGCGCCCATAACGGCTTCCTTATCATCTTTTGTAAGAATAACATTATCATCTATGGTGATGGTAATAACTTCCAAACATCCATGACTACTACGAGCCTTACGCTTACGGAAGTAATCCAAGGTGTTGGTTGTATCGCTAGGGACTCTGTACAGAACACTGGTGAGGACATCTTGTTCTTAAGTAACACAGGTGTCCGTTCATTGAATCGTACTGTACAAGAGAAATCTCAGCCTATGCGAGACATCTCTAAGAACATACGTGATGACATTACTATAGCTATTGAGTCCGAAGTGATAGAGAAGGTTAAAGCTGTCTATTCGCCCTCTGAGGCTTTCTACTTGTTATCCTTTCCTACTACTAGACAAACCTTTGTGTTTGACACACGAAAGACATTAGAGAATGGAGCTTATAGGGTAACTGTATGGCCCTCACTCACGCCTAAGGCTTTCCTAGCATCAGGTCAGGATATATTATTTGCACAGCCGAATGGTATAGCTAAATACGTAGGTTATCAAGACAATGGTTCACAATATCAGATGTCTTATTATAGTAACTTCTTTGATTTAGGCCTCCCTAACGTAAATAAGATCGTAAAGCGACTAACAGCTACCACAGTAGGTGCTACAGGTCAAGCCTTTGCACTTAAGATAGGTTATGACTATAGCCCCATTTACTACTCACATGCGTTTGTGCTAGACACTGGACTTATCTATGAGTATGGTGTTGCTGAGTATAATGTAGCCGAGTACGCAGGCTCAGTTCTAATTAACGATCAACAAGCAGCAGCCTCAGGCTCTGGTGATATACTACAGATGGGCTTCTCTGCCGAGATTAATGGTGGTGCTTTAAGCCTCCAGAAACTATCAATATATGCTAAACAAGGTAAGGTAATTTAATAATGTCTAACTATACTAAAGCTACAAACTTTGCAACAAAGGACTCCTTAACCACAGGTAACCCACTCAAGACCTTAAGTGGTACTGAGTTAGATGACGAGTTTAATGCCATATCCGTAGCCAACGCTACTAAGGCTAACGCTAACAACGCAGCACTTACTGGTGTCCCTGTGGCTCCTACAGCGGCTGCTGACACTTCTACTACACAACTAGCTACTACAGCCTTTGTGACTACAGAAGCTAACCTTAAAGCTGACCTAGCTAGCCCTACGTTCACAGGTGTCCCAGCGGCTCCTACAGCGGCTGCAGACACTTCTACTACACAACTAGCTACCACAGCCTTTGTGACTACAGAAGCTAACCTTAAAGCTGACCTAGCTGGTGCTGCATTCACTGGTGCTATCACTACTACCTCTACTATTGATGGTGTAGACATAGCTACTAGGGATGGTGTCTTAAGTGCTACTACTGTAACCGCTGACGCAGCACTCCCTAAAGCTGGTGGGGCTATGACAGGTGCTATAACCACTAACTCTACTTTTGATGGTCGTGATGTAGCTGCTGATGGTGTAACTGCAGACGCTGCCATGCCTAAAGCTGGAGGAGCATTCACGGGTGCAGTTACTACTAACTCTACTATAGACGGCAGAGATGTAGCAGCAGACGGAGTATTAGCAACTAACGCTATGCCCAAAGCTGGCGGCACTATGACAGGCGATACGCTACATGGTGATAACGTCAAGGCTAAGTTTGGTACTTCTCCTGATTTAGAAATATACCATGATGGCAGCCATAGCATTATTTCCGATATTGGTGCTGGCGGGTTAAAAGTAAAAGCAAGTGATGTTTACATTAGAAGCACTTCTGATGCAGATATGATTCATGGCACTTCTGGCGGTCATGTAAAATTGTACAATAATGGCTCTGAGAAACTAGCCACAACATCCACAGGAGTCGATATTAGCGGCACTGTAACGGCTGATGGTTTAGGTGTTTCAGGTAATAGCTCCCCTAATGTCTCTGTGACATCGACTGGTGGCTCGGTAACTTTATGGTCAGGCGCAGATGATGCCGCTGGCTATGTTGGAACCCAATCAAATCATCCTTTGGTACTCCGTACCAACCAAACTGAACGCGTGAGAATAGACACATCTGGCAACGTAGGTATTGGTGTAGTTCCAGCATCAGATTGGCATACGTCATATAAGGCACTAGAATTAGCAAGCTCTGTTTCTTTATTCGGCAATGACGGCGCTTCCCCTCAAACGTGGCTTTGCAATAATATGAAGTATGATGCTTCAACTGGAACCACATATAAACAAGCGGGCTTTGCTAGTTTTTATGCACAACTACAAGACGGCTCACATCAATTTAAAGTAGCCCCATCTGGTGCAGCAGACGCTGCAGGCACTTTTAAAAATGCCTTAAACCTTGCCAACAACGGAGACATATCATTCTATGACACAGGCAATACGCCAAAGTTCTTCTGGGATGCTTCGGCTGAGAGCTTAGGTATTGGTACTAGTTCTCCGTCAACCGCACTTGAGGTATCTGGAGCAGTCACAGTCACCCGTTCTGATGTAGCTTCGGATAACTCAACTATATCTAATGAGGGTGGACTGTTCGTTATTTCTGCTGCGTCTGGCGGTGGTGGTGGAAGCTACCCAATGCTATTCAAGACAGTTAACACAGAAGCTATGAGAATAGACACATCTGGCAACGTAGGTATTGGTGTAACTCCCAGCACTGCTTGGCACTCAAACCATGTAGCTCTACAACTGGGTGGTGGTAAAGATGGTTTTATATCAGCACCAAAAGGTCAGAACATCGGTCGTATGTTTATGGGTGTTAACGCAGTAAGCACAGACGCCACTGGGAATAATTGGTCTAGGGGTGGTGATACGTACCGCCCATCATTATATTCTCAAATAAATGGTGTTCATGCGTTTAAAACCGCAGCAGCAGGAAGTGGTGCGATAAGCTGGGATACTGCTATGACTATTGATAATAGTGGCAACTTGCTTGTTGGTACTACTACAAAGGAGACTCAGGGTGTCACCTTATATGGTAGTGGCGCAAACGGGATGTATTTAAAAAGCACTGGAACTTGTGCCTATATGATAACTCAATCGGGAACTGGTGGTGCTGGAACCCTACAAACTTTTTATAGCAATACAACATCTGTTGGCTCTATCACAACTAGCGGTACATCCACATCGTACAACACAGCCTCAGACCACCGCCTAAAGACTGACGTTCAACCAATGACAGGTGCCACAGCTACATTTATGCAGCTAAAGCCTTGTAACTTTGAGTGGATTGCAGATGGTACTCGCGTAGATGGTTTCTTAGCGCATGAGTTAGGTGAAGTTATCCCAGCAGCGGCTACAGGCTCTAAAGATGCCATGAAGGACGAAGAGTATAAAGTTAGCCCAGCAACGGGTGATGTTTATACAGCAGGCAGTGACGCAGGCTTTAACGAAGTATCCTCAGCCATTGAAGCTAGCCCAGCTTACTATGATGTTGATGGTAACGTTATCAAAGCAGAGGTGGTTGCAGTTGCAGCAGTACACGAGGCCTTTGACGCTGTTGATGAAGTTATCCATAGCTCAGACGTTGAACAGCCTGAAACCTTAGAAGATGGTCAGCATTGGCGTGAGACTACAGCACAGGTTATGGCTACTCGTTCAGTGCCAGATATGCAGGGGATCGATCAAGCGAAAGTGGTACCATTATTAGTGGCTACAATCCAAGAGCTTATCGCTCGTGTTGAAGCACTAGAAGCCTAAAGACAGGAGATAACACATGGCATGGACACAGAAGACTAAACCTAGCCTCTCAGGTTCACAGAAGAGAGCTAAGGCTAAGAAGGATAACAATAGCAACAATAGTGCAGATCAGAAGAGGGCTAGGGCTAAAGCCTTAATGACTCAAGCAGAGGGTAAAACTAAGAAAGCTAAAGCAGTAGCACCAAAACCTAAGTATGATAACAATAACGGCCCATCGGATGCTGTACTCAAGGCAAGGGCTGCTGCGGCTGCTGAGAAGAAACTAGAGGCTTCTGAGGCGGCAACTAAAGCACGTATTGCTAAGGAAACTGCAGCATCTAATGCACTGGCTTCTGAGGCCGCTAAGGAAGCCACTAGAGCTAAGAACGCTAAGGATGCTAAAGCTAAGGCTAAGAAGATAGCTGATGACAAAGCACAGTATAAACGTGAGCAAGACTTAGCTGCTAAGGTTAAGGCTCAAGATGCTAAAGATGCTAAGGCAGCTAAAGATGCTAAAGACGCTAAGGCAGCTAAAGTTAAAGCAGACCAAGCAGAAGCTAAGAAAGCTAAAGAAGTTAAGTTAGCTAAACAACAAGCTAAGGATGCTAAAGACGCTAAAGCTAAAGCTAAGAAGATAGCTGATGATAAAGCTGCTTATAAAGCTAAAGTTGACGCTAAAGCCGCTGCAGATAAACAAGCTGGTATCGAAGCACTAGCGTTAGCTAAGAAGAAAGCTAAGATAAAGCGTGACAACAAGGCGAGGATAGATCAAGCCAATGCTAACGCGGAAGCTACGATAGACGCAACTAAGCCACCTCAGTTAACAAAGCCTCAAGAAACTAAAGCAGAACCTAAGCAAAAGAGTATCTTTGAAAACATCTTTAGTTTCCTACGTGATGATGACCCAGTAGCATCTCCTGCAGGTTCCTCATGGCTCCAAGGTAGCCCACATGAGACTAACCAAGACTCTACTGAGCGTTTACCTACTTCCACAGGTGCTGGTATGCTAGGTGCTGGTGTGGCTAATTACCCTACTGGCGAAGCTCAGGGTCTTGAGTTACCTTCATCACCTTTGGGTATGTTAAGTGCTGTAATTAACCCTATGGGCGCTATGGTCAAAGAAGCTGGCAGTGTCTTCATGAATCAATCTAAGTACGGCATGAATGATGAAGCTAAGGCTGAGTATGATCGTTTAATTCGTGACCCAGCTAACGAGGGTAAGTCTGCAGAGGAACTTGTACAGTTAGCACGTAAGCCTCAGATGGATAGACAGTTACCACATGCTTTCATTGATGGTAACCCAACTACTGATGTACAGAAGCGTATAGCTAAGTTAACTAATGGTAAGGCACCTAGCACGACTATATACAACAGTGATGGTTCGGTCAACATAGGCGCTACAGCAGCTATGGTATCTACTGATAACACCAACAACCAAGGTAACCAAAGTAACCCTGCTGTTACCCCTGCAGAAATAGAAGAAAGAATTAAGTTAGGTCAATTAACTACAGGTGGTGCTTATGCCCCTACTGTAATGCCTGATGACCCATGGTGGGCACCTCAAGGTAACCAAGGTGTGCCAGTACCAAACCAACCATCATGGGCACCCCAATGGAACCAACAAGCTAAACAAGCAAGACCCTCTTGGGCACCTAAGGAAGGTGGCATGTTAAAAGCTCCCATGACTCTACAGGCTCCACCTTCACGTTGGTCATAACACTTTAAGAATAGGTAACATACGATGCTACAACAACCAACACAACTTGGGGCTTCCATACCTCAAGGCAGTTCACAGAATGGTACGTTCAAACCTGTAACCTTTAGGTCAGGCACAGGTACCTCAACCTCTAATGCCAATGGTATGACCACGGAGCTTAATGAACCTTACTCAGGCCTCTCAGGTCTGGTAGGGCAAGGTACTGGACTCTTAGGTCAAGCTGCCCAAGGCGCACAACAGGCTCCTAGTCAGTTTAATTATAATGTAAATCCCAACCAAAGGGCACAGGACTTATACTCTCAACGCACAGCTTTACTAGAGCCTCAGTTTGCACAACAACGTGCCCAAGGTGCTGAGTCTATGTTTGGTGCTGGTCGCTTAGGTCTTCGTCTAGCAGGTCAAGGCGTAGGTGCTGGTAATGGCATGGTACAGCCAGACGCCTTTGGTATGAATCAAGCACAGTCTCAAGCACTTGCGCAAACAGCAGCAGGAGCCTCTAACGATGCTTTTAATCAAGAGCAAGCAATGGCTGGCCTACAGGCTAACCAGTTTGGTATGAACCAACAAGCTAAACAACAACAGTACGCTAACCTTATGGGTAGTGGGCAAGGTATGCTATCTGCTGGTATGCAAGGTTCTGCACTTGAGCAACAAATGGCTCAACAGCAACTACAGAGTCAACAGTTAAATCAAGACTACAATCTAGCTCAACAGAACTTTGGTTTAGCTTCACAAGGTCAAGCGTTTAACCAAGGTATGAGCGGACAACAGTTAGCCTTAGCACAGCAAGGTCAACAGTTTGGACAAGCACAGACTCAAGCTGAGTTAGCTTTAGCTCAACAAGGTCAGGACTTTAGTCAAGGCATGGCTCAACAGCAATTCGGTTTAGCACAGCAAGGTCAGGCTCAAGACTACGGACTTAATGAAGCACAGTTTAACTTAGCTTCTCAAGGTCAAACTCAGAACTATGGTCTAGCACAGCAGCAACAACTACAAGACTATGGAATAGCTCAACAGAACTACGGGCTATCACAACAGCAACAGATGCAAGACTATGGCTTAGGTCAACAGAAGATGGACTTAGCTACACAACAGCAGCTACAAGATTACCAGATGGGTATGTTGACTAATACACAACAGTATGGTCTACAGAAAGATGGTCTTGCTCAGAACTATGAATTAGGTACTGAACAAAATCGTATCTCTGCTATGGCACAACTAAGTGCTGCAGCAGCCGCTGGTAACCAACCTGACCCTTGGTTAACTGGACTCGTAGGTGCAGGTTCTGCATTCTTAGGTACAGACGCTGGTTCTGGCTGGTTAAGTAACCTCTTTAATTGATAAGGTAATATATCATGGCACAACAAGGTTTATTCACACAAGGCCCATCGATTGATGACCTACTACAGAAGCGTAACACACGCGCAAGTGACCTACAGCGACAACTAATGCAACAAGCGTCTAGGGGCGCTGCTAGGCCGATGGAAACACAAGCTGCTAGTCTTATTGGCTCAAGTCTCGGACGAGCCTTAGCTGGCGCTATGGACGGAGGTAGCACTAGGGAGAAGTTAGAAGCTGAACAAGCTAAA